ATCTATCAGTCACTTTAGCGTGAGGTAAATTATGTCTACAATTGTTACTCGTGCTGGTAAAGGCTCTGCGCTCAGTTATGTTGAGGTAGATGCCAACTTTACGAATTTAAATAGCGATAAATATCAAACTGGTAGTGCTCTAGGTACTCCTGCATCTGGCACATTGACGTCTTGTACTGGGTTGCCATTAACTACTGGTGTAACTGGTACGCTTCCATTAGCTAACGGTGGTACTGCTGCGACGAGTGCTCCTGCGGCTATGGCTTCCCTAATTGGATTTACCACTACAGCTACTGCTGCCACTACGACTACTTTAACAAGTTCTAGTACGTATTATCAAATATTTACTGGTACTACAACTCAGACTATTCTGTTACCTGTAACGTCTACATTGGCACAAGGTTGGTCATTTCATATTGTTAATAACTCTACAGGTAATCTGTCGGTTCAATCGTCAGGGGCTAATGCGTTAATTACCGTATTGCCGGGTACAACTGCAATGTGTACGGTTATTTTAACGTCAGGTACTACTGCTGCATCGTGGGAAGCTGGTTTAACTGACTTTAGTACAGCTACTGGTACAGGCGATGTGATGTTAGCTACGTCTCCTACTGTCAATAATCCGACAATCACTAACTACGTTGAATCGGTTGTGGCTATCGGTACGGTCACAAGTACAAATACAATTGCGCTCACTAACGGAACAATTCAGACAGCTACTCTGACAGCTTCGACTGCTTGTACATTCACAATGCCTACTGCTACAGCTGGTAAGAGTTTTACCTTACTTTTGAAGCAAGCTGCGACTACTGGTAACGGTACTGCTACGTTTACTAGCGTTAAGTGGGGTACGGCTGGTGCTCCTACTATTACTTCAACTGCTGGCAAGATGGACATTCTTACTTTTGTGGCTGACGGTACTAACTGGTACGGTTCTGTAGCAGCAGGTTACACACCATAAGGAGTCAAGATGTTTGCTTTTACTAAACTGATGCAAGCAATGGCTGGTAGTGGTTTAACTGTTGACTATCTTGTTGTTGCTGGTGGTGCTGGCGGCGGTAATGCTGGCGGTGGTGCTGGCGGTTTTCGTACAGGAACTGGGATGTCTTTAACTATTTCAACTAATTACTCAGTTACTGTTGGATCTGGCGGTGCTGGCGGTGGTCATGTTTCATCAGCAGGGGCTAGTGGTGGAAATTCTACGTTTAGCACTATAACTTCTGCTGGAGGCGGCGGCGGCGGTGCTCAAGCAACTGGCTCTATAGGAAATGGTGTTAGCGGTGGTTCAGGCGGCGGTGAGGGTTATGGTAGGGGAAGTAACAGCGTAGGTTCTGGTAATACTCCTTCAACTTCACCATCTCAAGGTAACAATGGAGGGCTTGGTTATTCCGATAGTGCCACATTTACATCTGGCGGTGGTGGCGGCGGTGCGGGCGCTGTTGGCGGCTCTAGTTCTGCTCCTAGTCCTAATGCTGGAGCGGGTGGGGCTGGCTCGGCTTCCAGCATTACAGGTAGCTCCGTGACCTATAGCGGGGGTGGAGGCGGGGCAACAAATACGCCTAAAACAAATGGTGCGGGCGGGGCGGGTGGCGGTGCTGCTGGTGTAACAAATGGAACTGCAAATGCTGGAACGGTAAATACCGGAGGCGGAGGCGGCGGTAATTGTGACGGCACAGGCGGAGCTGGCGGCTCCGGCATAGTCATTCTTAAATATCCAAATACTTATACTATAAGTAATCCCGGTGGAGGATTAACACTTTCAACATCTACATCTGGAGCTAATAAAATAACATCAATTACTGCTGGCACTGGTAATGTCTCATGGTCATAAATAACTTATTCCCAACGCCTGTCGCGTTCTTTAAGTTTCGTGATCTTACTGAAGCTGAACTAGAGTTTATTAAATGTCAGGAACGTCATGCTAATGAAGGGAATACTACTAGCAATGACAGAAAGATTCTAAAGAACAAAGAACTTACTGAGATGCGTGATTTTATTGAAGATTCGATGATGGAATACTTCAAAGCAATTCATGTCCCTAAGTTTGATGTAAGTCTATATCTAACGCAGAGCTGGGCTAATTACACAGAAAAAAATCAATTTCATCATAAACACGCGCATCCAAATAGCGTAGTGTCTGGTGTGTTTTACCCGCAAGCGAATAAAGAAGTAGATAAGATTTATTTTTATAAGGATGGATATGAGCGGATTAAAGTTCCTGCTGCTGAATATAATCCTTATAACAGCGAATCTTGGTGGTTTGAAGTTGGTGCTGGTGATTTAATATTGTTTCCATCGCACTTGACACACATGGTACAGACTAAAGAAGATGACAATACACGTATTAGCATAGCGTTTAATACGTTTTTAAAAGGTTACATAGGTTCAGACGAAAGTCTTACTGGTTTGAATTTGAGGGAAGAATAATGGCTCATTACGCATTTCTTGATGAAAACAATATTGTTACTGAAGTCATTGTCGGTAAGAATGAAGGCGAAGATGGCATTGATTGGGAAGTTTGGTATGGCGACTTTCGTGGTCAAGTATGTAAACGCACTAGTTACAATACAGTAGGAAATGTCCACAATAATGGTGGAATTCCTTATCGTGGAAATTATGCTGGCATTGGCTACACTTATCGTTCTGACATAGATGCGTTTGTTCCTCCACAGCCTTATCCAAGCTGGACATTAAATGCCAATGTTACTTGGCAACCTCCAGTAGCCATGCCTACAGATGGTATGTACTCATGGAACGAGGAATCTCAAACTTGGGTACAGGTAAATGGCAACTAATTATGTTGATTATGATTATTGGGTTTATGGTTATGGTGATGGCGACCTAACTTCTCCTGATCTATACGTTGTCTCTGGCTATTGGGATTCTGGCTATGCTGAGAACGAAGGTATTAGTGCAACTATTACTGGAACTGCTACAGTAGTAGCATCAGGACGAGCTACCTATAGCGGTATAGCTAGTATTAATGGAACTGCCACAGTAGTAGCTAATGCAACAAAATTAGAAGCGGTAAGAGCAAACATAACTGGTTTGGCTACAGTAACGGCTAACGGTATTTTTGTTGCAGTTGGTAATGCTAGTGTTGCAGGTAATGCCGCAGTTACTGCTAATGGTAATTTTATAATTGGTGGTCGTGCATCTGTTACTGGTAACGCGGCTATTGATGCTATTGGAACTTCTACGGCTTATGAGTGGACTACAGTGACTCCAGAATCAACTATTTGGGCTAGACAGTAATGGCAAAACAGAAAATTATATTTGGTGAGTGGTTGCCAGACCAGCCGGGTGTTAGTGGTGCTGTAATGGATGCCTATAACTGTTATCCAGTTACTAATGGCTATGCTCCGTTACGTGAAGCAGTAGATTACTCAACTAATGCAGGTCAGAACTTACTTGTAGCATTCGCTGGTAAGTTTTCTGGTGCATCTACGCTATTTGCTGCTGGTGCTACACAGATTTACAAGTTTAACCCTAGTAATACTGGCTTAGATGCATTAACGACTACTGGCTATTCTACTGTTGAGTCATGGGATATTACTCAGTTTGGCTCTAAGATGATTCTAGCCAACGGTGCAGACCAGTTACAGGCTTATGATCTAGGTTCATCGACTTACTTTGCTGACTTGGCTGCTGCTGCTCCTGCTGCCCACTTTGTAACGGTAGTACGAGACTTTGTAGTGGCTGCTAATGTAGGTGGTGAGGAGAACAAGGTCTATTGGTCAGATATTAATGACGAGACTGATTGGACTCCGGGTGCTGCTTCTCAATCTGACTCACAAGTAATGGCTGATGGCGGTGATATTACAGGTCTAGCGGGTGGTGAATACGGTCTAATCTTCTTAGAACGTGCTATCTATCGTATGTCGTATGCAGGTAGTCCGTTCTTCTTCCAGTTTGACGCTATTTCTAGGACGTTAGGCTGTATGTCTAACGGTTCTATCGCTCAGTTTGGTAATTTAACGTACTTCCTGTCTGACGATGGCTTTTACATGTGCGATGGTAAGTCAGTTAAGAATATCGGAGTAGAGAAGGTTAATCGTTGGTTCTTTGATAATGTCAGTTTGAGCGAAATTCAGACAGGCATGAGCGCAACTATTGATCCGGTTAAGAAGTTAGTCATCTGGAACTTTAAGAATAACTTTGGTCGCAGATTCTTGCTGTACTACTCGATTGATCTGAATAAGTGGAGCTATGGTTTAACGGACGTTAATTTCTTAGCGTATGGACTGACACCGAGTGCCACACTTGAGCAGTTAGATATTTACTATTTTGATAGTACAAACCAGAAAACTGGTACGTATACACAAAGTAGCACTACTGTTACGGTTACTGTTACAGATCATGGGTTGGAAACTGGTGCTTATGTATCTTTTGATGCGACTTCTGGTGCTGGAGTAGATGGGGCATTTGCAGTAACAAGAACTGGTGCGAATACATTTACATTTACAGCAGCAACTGGTGCGACTATTACAACGTCAAATTGCACAATCACCTTGCCTAGTCTTGATAACACGGCAGAGCAGATACCGTTAGATTCACGTACTTGGGCTGGTGGTCAGCTTATATTCGTTGGCGTTAGAGATCAGAGAATTGTAGTTTTCTCTGGTGCATTGCAGTCTGCTTATATTACTTCTGGAGATATTGACATTGGACGTTCTATTATCACATTGGCAAAACCTATTATCGATAATGGAATTGCGTCAGTCACCGTTGCCAGTAGAAAACTATTGTCAGATAGCGTCGAATTCGGAACAACAGCGACACCAGACTCAGAGAACAGAGTGCCATTAAGGGCTAACGGTAATTACCATCGTATTAAGGTCAGTCCGACTAACGCTAACTGGGAAACGATTATCGGCTGTGAAATTGATATTGTTACGCAGGGTACGCGATGACTAGAAGTGTTCAGTTTCGTACTCTACCTGTCTTTGGTGCTGATGAACGTCAAGTATCTGAGGTAGTTCGTGGCATTATGGACGGTAAGACGAACAATACAGGCACGGTTACTTTAGCGACAGGCAATGCTACGACAACCACGCTGTATGACGGTCGTATAGGCAAGGAGAGCCTTTTATTCTTTGTTCCTGTATCTTCAGCTTCATTTACTGATTCAATGCCATACGGGTCGTTTCAAGACTCTACGAACCAGACTGCTGCTAATACTACGACTGCGTATGCTATTACATTAAATACAACTGACTACTCCAATGGAGTATATGTATCTAACAGCTCTCGTGTCAACGTGCGAAATGCAGGTGTTTACAACTTGCAATTTTCTATCCAATTTAAAAATACAACAAATAGCAGCCAAGATATAGATGTATGGTTTAGAAAGAATGGAACAGATATAGCTGCTTCTAATAGTCGATTTGGAGTTCCAGCTAGAAAAAGTTCAGGTGATCCTAGCCATTTTATTGGTTCATTGAACTATTTTATTCAATTATCAGCAGGTGATTATATTGAAAAAATGTGGCGAGTTTCTGATACTGGAGTAACGATTGAAACATTCGCAGCAGGAACTAGCCCGACTAGACCATCGGTTCCTAGTGTTATTACTACATTAAGTTATATTTCACCTAATGCATTATCAAATATATACGTTAGTAGCCAAACACAAGGAAGTGCTGTATTAAGTCATTGGTCTAATAACACGGCAGATAAAACGTATGGCTATATTGTGGTGGGTTAATGGAGTATAGATACATTGCTCCACAGGAACTAAGACAATGGTGGGCTAGTGTAAGAACTGGCTTAGAGAAAATTAAAAGTAGGAGTCCAGAGAACTGGATTATTGAAGATGTATATACAGACTGTTTCAATCAAAAGAGTCTGTTATTTGTACTGATAGAGAATAACCACTACGCTGGCTTCTTTGTCCTGCAACCACAAGGTGAGACTATGCATCTATGGGCTGCTTATTCATTAGAAAATAGTTATGATGTTGTCGAAAATGCCTTAAAATACATCAAAGGCATGGCGGCAGAGGCTAAGGTTAAGTACATAACATTTTCTAGTCATAGGCGCGGTTGGGCTAAAAGGGCGGCTGATTACGGATTCCGTCCAAAACAATGGATTTGTGAGGTGTAATTATGGGTGGCGGCGGCGGACAACAAAACAGTACGACAACTACGAGCATTGATCCTAGCATCAAGCCGTATGTTACCTATGGACTTGAGGAGGCTAAACGTCTCTATGAGTCTCCTAATCCTTCATATTTCCCCGGTCAGACGTATGTCAGCCCATCGGAGCAGACTCAGCAAGCCTTAAAGATGGCTCAGGAACGAGCTATGGCAGGTTCTCCGCTAACAGGTGCTGCACAGGCTGAGACACTAGCTACGATTCAAGGTAAGGGTGTTAATCCATTCCTAGCGGGTGCTTTACAGCAGACGAATCGATTGGCTGGCGAGGATTACCTACGCAATATCCAGAAACTACAATCTGGTGCTTCGTCAATGGGTCGTTATGGCTCTGCTGCTCAAGGTCAGCAAACAGGTCAGGCTCAAGACATCTTTGCTCGTGCATTAACGGAACAAGGTGGTCAGTTAGCTTATAACTCTGCTGAAGCTGAACGTGCTCGTCAAATGGCGGCTGTTGGTGCTGCTCCTGCAATGGCTAATGCTGACTATGCTGACATACAGCGTTTACTTAGCGTTGGTGGTGCTAAAGAGGCTCAGAGCGCTGCTCAGTTACAAGATGAAATGAACCGCTTTAACTTTGCTCAAAACTTGCCACAAGCAAAACTCAGTCAGTTTGCTAACCTGTTCTCTAGCGTCCCACAAGGAACTCAGACGGTACAGACTGCTACACCTACAGGGGGTAAATAATGGGTGATCCAGTTACTACAAGTATGATGATTGGTGCTGCTACTGGTGCAATGACTAATAAAAATCCATTAAAAGGTGCAATGATGGGTGGTGCTTTAGGTGCTGCTGGTGGCTCATTTGCTGGTGGATTTGGCGGTGCTACTGGTGCTGCTCCTACTGGAATTATGGGTTCTGCTGCTGGCTATGCTCCTCAAACTGTTGCCCCTACATTTATGCAGCAACTTAGTGGTGGATTTTCAGGTGTAGGTTCAGATATTGGAGCTGCTAATACATATTTAAATCAAAACCCTTTTACAGCACAAGCTGGAATGAGTTTGGCTAAAAGTGCGTTTGCTCCAGAACAACCTATGCAAATGGCTCCTGCTGGACAAATTAATAGAGGTCAGATTGCTCCAATGGACTACATGAGTCTATTAAATCCACAGCAGCAAAGTGTTATCCGTCCACCACAAATTTCATTATTGGGATAATGTATGGCACTAACAGATCAAGAATTACGCGACGAATGGATTAAGCAAACTGGAAGAAGTGGTAATAATTCACTTTTAGATATGTTTGCTAGTATTCCACTTTCTAGTGGGCAATCAGTTTCTGTTGCTAATAGAGGTTCTATTCCAATTTCTAATAATAGAAGTTTGACTGATTACATTCCTAGTGCAAGCAGCATAGGTAAATACATTCCTAGCGAAATGCCCAATATATTTGGTCAGCAAAACCCAATGTATGAAAGTTTATTAGGTGCTCCTCAATCTCAAGCATTATCTAAACAGTCTAATGTAGCTGGTCTATTAGGTGCTGCTGCTGCATTAGCTCAAGGTATGGGTAGACAAGGTGGTAGACGTTCTGCTGCACAAAATATATTAGGTGCTTTAGGTGCTGGTTATGGTGCTGCTGGTCAGCAATATCAGCAAGGATTACAGAACTATGTAACACAGCAAGACATAATGCAAAAGCAATTAGCTCAAAAACAGTTATTGCAAAAGCAAGATGCTATAAATCAAGTATTGGCTGATCCTAAAGTTGCTGGTGATCCTGCTATGAAAGCATGGGTACTAAGCAATCCTGATAAAGCTCTTGAAATGTATGTCAAGCGTAGAGGTATGCAGCAGTTCTTAGAACGTGAGAATCAACCTGCTCAAGTTCCTCAAGCTGCTGTATCTCCTGATATGACTGCTTATGGCGATAAGATGGCTGCGTATAACGAGCAAATGGCTCCTTATACTACTAGCGGTGGTGCTACTCAAGTAATCCCACAAGCTGTACCAGTACGTGAACCAATTGGTCAATTAGCTCCGGGTACTGTAGAGACTGCTCCTGTCCCTGAACCATTTACAGGTAAGTTTGGTGCATTACCTACTGCTCCTACGGCTCCTGTTCCTGCTGCTCCTAAAACTGCTCCTGCTGGTCATCCACTTGATAAAGAAATTAGACAAGCTGATTTGCTGTCTAAATATTGGGCTGGTGAAGGTGATGATGCAGTTAAGTCTAAAGAATATCAGGCTATTGCTAAAGAATTGCGCTCACGTAAGACTCAGGATGAATTGGTTGGTGGTCTAAGTAAATCTTTAGGTCAATTAAATCCATTATTGCAGCCTTTAGCGGATACTCTTTTAGCAAATGCTCCGAATATGACTTCGGCAGAGATTCAATCTGCTGCTATGGATATTCGTAAGAAAAACTCAGACTTTAAAGTAAGCACAGAGACTGAGTTGCGTAAAGAATACTCAGCATTGCCAGAAATTAAAGAATTTACGACTGTTGAGACTGCATTTAAACAGATTAATAATGCTCTTTCTAATCCTAGTGCTGCTAATGATTTAGCTGCTGCAACTAAGTTTATGAAGTTACTTGATCCGGGTTCTGTTGTACGTGAATCTGAATTGGGCATGGCTATGAACGCTACAGGTGCTATTGATCGAGTTCAGAACTACTT